AGAAGGCTGGGAAGGTAGTGTCTTTGATGTAGAGGGAATTATTGGATGATGAGGTAGTAGCGACGCCGAAATAGTTGCCAGAGGTTGGATAGGCTGTGGGGTAAACCCACACTGCAAAGGTTAAAGCTGTGCTGACACCACAGTTGGCTACGGAAACCGGAAGACCTGTGCCAGCGTTCGTGCAGGAGATGCCGTAGCCCTTTGGTCCATTGATCGGTCTAGCGATGCCCCAAGTTGGAGCGATGCCAGAACTAACCACGCCATGGTTAAATAACGTCGGTTGCGTTGGGCCAGCTTGGTTCCCGAGATTTGATGTGATCCCTGTCTTTGATCCAACATCATCGAGTGGTAACCAGACTTGAAGTCCGACCTGTGATACAACCGGCCTATAGCTGCGTTGTTTTAGCATTGTTAAGCATTGAGGTTGAAGCTGTAGGGCAGTACCTTTACCGTATTGCCGGAGGCGTTGAGAGCGACGCCGGTCTGGTTGTCGAGCTTGAATTGGATTTTAGCTGGAGGGAGGATAAGGTTCCTCACAACCACTCGTTGCGCTGTCGTAGCAGTAACGCCAATGGGAACGACGCAGAATAGTTGTGATGTAGTTAAACGAAGGTCGGCATCTGATTGCGCTGGGAAGGTCGAGCCATCAACCGCTTCCCAAACGTAGATTGAGACGTAGGCACCAGCGGTCGGGGATAGTGAGGCCAAGACGACTTCGAGGTCGCAGTAAAGATCAAGGCCAGGGGCGACTGAGTTATCGTAGGTCGCTGAGGCTGCTGATATGGTGTTGTTGCCAAGCGAGTTAAGTCCGGTCGATAGGACGGTCGTAAGGCCGACACTAGATAGGTTCCATTCGCCTATATTAGCCATTGTTCAACACCGTCCAGGTTGTACCATCCCAGGTCGAACCGTAGCGTTGCCAGAGATTGGTGTTGTTGATACGATCTTGGAAGTTCTGCCAAGCAGTTTGAAGGAAAGCCTCGATCTGCGGCAGGGTCGTTCCGGCAGGAATACGTTGAGAGAATGTGCTCTCAACCATCACTCCGGTTTGTAGGTTGGTGTTATCAGCTGCTGTTGCGCCGGACCAAACTGACTTGGCGTTCGCATCGGCATAGCGGGACTGCCTAGCAGCAGGAACGTCCGCCCACAGGACTACGTTATAGGTGTTTAGGTCGTCTGCGTGCTGATCTAGGACAATAACATTTAGTCTTGGCATGGTTCCTCCTATGCCATGAGGCTGACCTCCATTTCTCCGAACCTATGATTAGTAGGTTTCGTAGATGATGTGTGCGTCGCCAAGACCAGTGCTACCGCCAGCGGTTGAGGAGTTAAATAACAACGTCTCCCCACCGGGAGCGGTGTTGCCGACCAGGGTCCATTGCTGAGTAGGCGAGGCGTTCCAGCGAATGATACCGCCAAACAGGTTTAACGCAAGGTTGAGCTTGGCGTCCGTTACCGTGTTCGATGGCGTCGGGCCGGTTGCCGCAGCGACGAACAAGACCACAGGGGCTGCTAAGGCAGCTGTGGCGAAGTGCATGGGACCGTCTGAGTGTGGGGCGGCCAGCGCGGTCGGCGTGGTTTCTAGAGTGCTTGCGCGGCAGAGTTCGATTGCCGCTACCGTCGAGGCTGTAGCCTTTCCTGAAAACAGGACCTCGAGGACATCAGTGATCTGAGTGCCGCTAGCACCCTTCACCCCCATCCAGCTAGGCGTACCTGGAGTGCCGATTGCAGAACCAGCTGCGTTGGCTGTCCAAGAAATCGCAGCAGAGGTAAATACTCTTTTCGCCATCTCATTCTCCTATCTGGGTTAAGATCAACTGGCCCATACCACCGCCAGTTATTAGGTATTTTCCACTGTTTAGTTTGTCCTTAACTTCCGTTATTGTTTGGTGCACATAGCCCGGTTGTTTTCTGAGATAGTCGCAACCGTCGCAGATATACATATCGCAGCTCTGGCACCAAGCACGCTCACGAGTTCGTAGTTGGTTTACGATGACTGACCCACCACAGTGAAGGCAACCGTAGCTAGCGAGAGTTGTGGTTGATCCTTCTCGTACTTGGTCAGGTTGGTAGCCGATCTTCTCAGCAAAGTCTGGAGGTAGGCCAGGGGACGCTCGATGATCGACGAATAATTCTCCATCATGGGATTTCTTTGAGAAGATCATTGTGCGCTCTTTAACTTCTCTCGCTCTTCGATGAGCTTGTCGATTTGCTTCTGAAGTTCTTCGAGTTTGGACTCTTTACTAGTTTCTTTCTCTGGGGCTGGACCTCTAGTAGGATACATTGACATTAAGCCCTCCTAGCGACTCTGCGCGGTTGGGCTTCCACAACTGGCGGAAGCGGTTCAAGATCATCGACCTCGGGCTGGATACCGAGTTCTTTGGCAACGGTCTTTTCAGTCAGCATCATTATGATTTGCTGATTTTGTTTCATCATACTAGTCATGACTTGCATGAAGTCGGACATCCCAGGGACTTCGCGAGTACTAGCTTCGGCGAGCATCATGTTGACTTTGCTTTGGCTCTGGACGTACTCGTCCATCATCCGACCAGCGTAAGTGCCCTCGGCCTCGTCGGGGACGCGGCTAGGAGTTTCCCATCTGGCTTTGAAGCGCTCTGAGATTTCCTTCGCTTCGTCGTCGAGCGGAAGCATGCCGGGGGTGGGGTTGCCTTTAAAGACGATGTCTGTGCGGTGAGCGTTGTGACCGTCGGTTACGACGACGATGCCCATTCCGTCCCTTCCATCACGTTCGGTCCAATCTACCTCGATATCTGGATGGAGGTGCTGTGGAACAGGGAAGGATTTGCGCACTTGGCGTCCGGTGATTCGATCGGTTTCTTGATATTCCCACTTCACCCCCTCCACGTTGAGGTAGTGTGGTTCGAGTAATCGCCATCTGGCCATGAAGCCTCCTAGAATTGGTTGTAGTAGACCACTACAGCAATGGTTGCGACTGATGGAGTTACGCAAAGGTCTGTAGCAGTAGGAACGGTTAGGAAAGCGTAGTCGATGTGGTCGGTTACTGGTGCTGTGTTGCTTATGCTCATCGCTGGAACGACGGTGGCGGTATTTGTACCACAGTTCGAGCCAGTACCAATTTGGAAAGAGAAGGTACCAGAAGCGCCAGTGTTAGTGATGTGCCAACCGCAGATGTTTATAGCTTTGCCAGTCGCACCAGTTATGATACGGGTGATGGAAGATGGACCAACAGCCATCTGCGCGGCTGTTACGCAGAGTATTGGTTGCCCAGGGCCGACGATGGGGCCTTGAGCAAGAGCGCTGGAGCTAAGCGAGAAGCAGAGCCCTAACGCAAGAAGAAGCTTTTTCATATCGTTCTCTCACTACTGTTGAAAGTAGTAAACCTCCGTGTTGAGTGGGTTGCTTCCGGTCACGATAGCGCAGACTGACTGTCCTGGAGCGCTTGATAAATAGCCAGTAGCTATTCGATTGACCACATGCCCACCAACAGACGTAGTGGTGTTGGTGGATATTGGAGTTGAGCTCGTGCAGCTAACTCCAGTACCAAATACAATCTGCGCTGTACCGTTCGCATTCTCATCCCAGAGGTATCCACAGATGGTAATGACTTGGTTTACGACGCCGGCTATAAGCTGAGTCGTTCCCACAGTTAGAGAGTTCACTTGAACCTTGTTACAGTAGAATGGGGCTGGTCCAACTGGCTGAGCCTGCGCTCCCACGCAAAGCGAGAGCGCAAGGCTGAGAGCGAGGAGAACCCCTTTCATTTGATTCTAGTCCATTGCAGGAGGGAGAGACTGAAGGCCCACGCAGGACCGGAGGTGTTGGCGGTGATTGTCTGAGAAGCATAGGCTGCGCTCAGAGTTTGATTTTGTGGAGTGTTTAGCGCTGTGACTGTTACGTTGGTTGTGAGAGTAACGTCAGTCGCTAACTGCACAATCTGCCCATCGTTGGCTGGGTTGGGGAGAGTTAGTGCCCAGGTAGTTGGCGCTGGAGTGTGCCAAAGGTAGAGGGAACTGTTCGCGGTAGCGGCGGTAGTGGCAGCGCCAGAGCCGGTTACGACTTGTATACCAGTACCGTTGCGAAAGCCGGAACCGCAGACGAAGCTACTTGGACCCCCTGGACCTTGACCTACACTCCAACACTCGTTGCCGGTGAAGGTGTTTTGTACGACTGGCTGTGCGATGGCCAAGATGGGGGCAGGGGTAGCGAGCGCTACCCCCACCAACCCCGCAAAGAGCTTACGCATCAGTTCGCCACCGTGATCCCTGCCGGATAACCACCAGAGATTGAGTTAACAGTTCCGTTGTAGACTTGGTCGAAGCGGTCGAGTACGATCGCAGCCAATAACGTCGCGTTGGTGAAGTTGGAGCCACCAACGGTATACGCTAGTCGGAGGAAGCGGGGCTCGGGGATATTTGGCGGTGGACGAGGAACGTCCATGTCCATGATACGAGCTCCGGCGACGAGGTTCGCTACAGCGACCGCTGGCGACGAATACCAGGTAGTGAAGGAAGTAGGTAAGCCAGAACCGTTGTCAACACCACCCTGTAGACCGACGGTGAGAGACGTTCCGGTTGCGAAGGTCGTGAGACATTGGACTAGGAGCTTCATCGCCGGATCGTCGCCGATACCGATGTCTCGGAAGGGTTGGACGTTCGGTGAGGTAGCAGAAGGCGGCAGGGCCGTGTTGGTTGGTCCTGGGCCAAGGTCGATTACGTTGGTGGAGTTGCCAGTAGCGGTGATGGCATCACCGATCGCTAGCGTTCCGGCACCATAGGTCGTCCCGGAAGAGAAGAGAAGAAGTCCATCAAGGATCATGGCTATACCTCAGGTGACTTGGGTTTCATTGCTCAGAATGGCGTCGCAGGTTCTTACCGGGATGCCCCTGAAGGTGGTAATGGGTTTACCGTCGAACTCTTCAATGCGAAGGAGGACGTTGGTTTTATTCATTGCCTGAAGGTCGAGGTAGGTTCGGACTACGCGGTTGGCGTAGAGAACGGTTCGGCCCATGTTTGCGCGGACCTCTGGAGTGTCGGAGGTCTGGATGGTAGTGGCAGACACCGGGGCAGTGGGCAGTCTATACAACGCTCGAATGATGAGGTTGATTAGGTTTGCAGCACTGACGCCAGTGAGTTGGGTTACGTCGATGTTAGCTATTCTGGCGACATAGCGCCAGTCTCTGAGGACCAAACCAATTTCCCACTTGAAGTGATCGCGATAGGCTTGGTAAGTGTTTTGCGACGAGTCGAGTACTGGCCATTCGCCCATGTCTCGATGTTGCAGTCCGGTAATTTTCCCTTTTGGAAAAGTAGCGTGCAACGTGTCGTCACCCCATACTGTGATCCAGATTGAGGTATTGGAGCTAAGGGTGCCTCCTCCATCGAGAACATTGTAAGCTGTATTGGAGTTTGCGGTGTTCTTGGTGGAGTATCTGGGTGCAAGGCCGGTGAACCTTTCTGGATTGAGGAACTGATTACCGTAGATTAGCGTCGCAGCGATTTGTTGCGACATTCCCTCAAGAAACGCTTTCACTTCGCTGAGCCTGAATTCGGCGGTGTTGCCATTCAAATCAGCAATGTCCTTGTCGATGACTGCGTAGGTTTCTAGGTTCCCGCAGGTGTCGACGAGTTGCGCGGTGGTGGACTTGGCGTTCGGGACGCCTAAGTTCAGCAAGCGCCATGTGGCCTGAGGTAGGCCAGTACGGATGGTTGTCTTATGTCCGGTGGGCAAGTTGCCTTCGATGACGAGCATGTCCTCTAGAATCTCGTTCGTTTGAGATAGGAGTTCGATGATTCTAGCGACTTTATATCCGTCATCCATGCGCTTCGCCCAATCGGCGTAAGTAAGAGCAGATGAGCCGACGGTAGCCATGGTTTATCCTTATCGGTTGGATGGAAGATGTGGGTACATAGCCTGAGCGACCGATGGTGCTGGTTGCCCAGGCTCGCGCATGCCGGTGGTCGCTGGACCGTTCCCACGGACAGCGGTGCCCTCGGTCAGTCGTTTTGACAGTTCAAAAAGCCCCCGGACGACGGCGGGATTATCTCCTGCGCCGGTGAAGTCCATAGCGTCTCGAAATGCCTCAGCGACCTTAGCATCGCCAAATGAGTCGATAAGTCGACCTATCGACACTTTGACGCCGTTCAACTTCGATCCACCCATGGTGGGGTCGGCGTTGATTTGATCGCGCCACTCTTGGCGTTTTTCCATATAAGCGTTGAAGGGAGCTTCGAACGCTTGTTTGGTGTGTTTGACGTAGAAGTCTACTAGCTTTTGAGCGTCGGCCTGGGTGAGATTGGTCTCCTTGAAGATAGCCGAGGCCTCGGATGCAACTTCTCCGTCAAGCGTAAAACCTTCAGGGACTTTAAAATCCTCGTACTTGTCTGGGGCTCCTTGCGCTGGACTCTTTTCGTTAAGTAGGGATTTCCCGTCTTTCGAAGCATCAGCTGGCTTCGCCTCTGTCGGCTTCGTCGTCTCGGTCGACGGGGGAGTAGTCGTCGGCTTCGCTTCCTGCGACGCTGGCGTGCTCGAAGGCGGGATGGACGTAGATTGGTCCTGGATCGTCCCTGTTGGTGTCCTGGTCGGACCTGGCTCTACGGGTGTCGTCGGCGATGTCTCTGCCATTTGCTTCCCTCATCATTTGAACGTATTCGTCGGGTGCGATCCGCATGATGTCTGCAAGGACCTGCTGACCGACGTTAAGCTCTCCACAAGCGAACGCTGTAGTCCCTGCGCGACCAGTATACGGATTTGCAAAAACGTGACAGCGGACCAACAACCCATGAAAATACCTGCGACCATCCACCAGCCCCATACTGTGTCGTACGAAAGCATCGGTCGCTGTCTCGCTCTCCTTAGCTGTACGACGTTGGATTGCGACGTGGCGGGGGTTGGTTGCATCGTAAACCGTCATCTAGCCATGCCACCCATTGGGCTAACGGGACCGGCGGTCATGCCGGGAGCGGTTGGTTGTTGTGGTGGTTGCTCTTGGCCCTTCAGCGCACCGAGGATTTCCTCGATCTTGTCCATAGAGTTTCCCACCTGCGCATGCGCAGCGCGGGCTGTTGCGAGGTGCTTTTTGATCGCTGAGTGGGATTTAGAATCTGCCACCTTGACCTCCTATTAATGCTTGCGCGGCGTTCTGTCCGCCGCCGA